AGCTGCCGTCATGGTTCACAAATTTGTGGATACTTGTCGTGGCGTCGATTTATGGTATAAAGGGAACACAAATTTTTAAAAACGGAGGAAAAAAATAATGCCAGGAAGAAAAGGAACACCATCACCAACTAAAGCAATGATTGCTGATCAAAAAGCAGCTAAAGCAAAAAGAGCTTTTAGATCAGATGAGGCTTACAGAGTAGAAGCTAAAAAAGGTGGCAAGATGAATGCTGGTCTAAAAGCATATCTTGCTAAAAAAAAGAAAATGAAAAAGGGTAAAAAATAATGTCTAGATCATACAATAAATATATGGATAAAGCCGTTAGGACAATTGATAGTGTTCAACCCACTACTGGTTTTGAAAAAACAAAAGAGTTTAAAAAAAATTTAAAAATTAAAAAACTAGAAAAAGAATTAGGTAAAACACCCACTAAAAAATTTAATACAGGTGGTAGAGTTGGTTTGAAAAAAGGTTCATTTCCAGATTTAAACAAAGATGGTAAAATAACTAAAGCAGATGTTTTAATGGGTAGAGGAGTCATTGGAAAAAAGAAAAAGAAGAAAAAAATGAAAAGAAAAATGGCTAAGACACCTATGGATAAAATGGTAAGGAAATCATAATGGCTAAATTGTGTCCAAGAGGAAAAGCAGCAGCTAAAAGAAAATTTAAAGTTTACCCGTCTGCATATGCTAACATGTATGCGTCAGCAGTATGTTCAGGTAAAGTAACACCAGGTGGCAAAAAGAAAAATAGAAAAAAAGCTGCCGCAGGTGGATTAATGACAATGGATAATTACTATAAAGGAGTGCTATAATGTCAGATTGGATAACTAAAAAACCAGCGGAAAGAACTGAATCAAAGTGGATTCAAAAGAAAAAAGTAGATGCACCATCTAAATGGATAACTAAAAAACCAGAAAAGAAAGATTACATAACTAAAAAATCAAACACACAAACAGATAAAGAAACAGTTTCTGATGCACAAAAAAGAGGAAAGATACCTTTAAATTTTAAAAAAGGTGGTAGAGTAAATTATGGATCAGGTGGAAAAGCCTGTGCACAAATAAAAGGTTTTGGTAAGGCTAGAAGACCAAATAAAAGATAATGAGAGCCTACTACTCAAAAGGAGGACTACGAGAATGGGTAGCACAAAAATGGGTCGATATTGGAGCTCCGAAGAAGAATGGAAAGTATCAACCATGCGGGAGGTCAAAAGGCTCAAAGAGAAAATATCCAAAATGCGTGCCACTTGCAAAAGCCACACGGATGACAAAGTCGCAAAAGGCGAGTGCTGTCAAACGAAAGAGAGCTGCGGGGAATCCAGGGGGCAAACCGACTAACGTTCCAACCTTCGTTAAAAAGAAAAAATCTTGATGAGAAAAAGAGACAATCAACCACCTAAAACTAAAAAGTATTTCAGATCTACAAAGTCTGGAGCAGGGATGACTAAAGCTGGGGTCGCCCGATATAGAAGAGAAAATCCTGGCTCTAAACTAAAAACAGCGGTCACTGGCAAGGTCAAACCAGGATCAAAAGCTGCGAAGAGACGTAAGTCCTTCTGTGCACGTAGTGCAGGCCAAATGAAAAAATTTCCTAAAGCTGCAGCTGATCCTAATTCAAGACTTCGTCAAGCTCGTAGAAGATGGAAATGTTAAATGGTTAAAAAACTAAATAAGGTAGCTAAGGCATTAAATAAAGCTTCTAAGTTACATAAAAAACAATCTAAAGTAATAAAAAAACATATAAAAGAAATGAAGTCTTATGGCAGATCCAAAAAAGGGAACAGGTAAAAAACCAAAAGGTTCTGGTAGGAGGTTATATACCGATGAGAATCCTAGAGATACGGTTTCGATCAAATTCGCCACGCCGACGGACGCGAGAAAAACTGTTGCAAAAGTTAAAAAAGTTAATAAACCGTTTGCTAGAAAAATTCAAATCCTAACTGTTGGAGAACAGCGTGCCAAAGTTATGGGTAAATCAAAAGTCGCTGCAATTTTTAAGAAAGGCAAAGATGCTATCAGACGAACTAACAATCGTAAGTAAAATACAAAAACATTTAAAAGATAATTATCATTCAATAGGTGAGAATATGATGGCGGGTGGTGTTGACAATATGGAAAAATATAAGTATATGTTGGGACAGGCACACGCCTATATAAATATATTACAGGAAATCTCAAACCTGCTAAATCCAAAGAAGGAGGATAAAAATGAGCAAAGAAACAACGTCATCAAATTCGGAAACCCCGAAAATTAAACTAGCATTACAAGAAAAGTATCAAGAAGAAAATAAAAAAGAAGTTGAAGGATACGAACGTTTAAAAACAAAAGAATCAGAAAAATTACCTAAACCAACTGGATGGAGAATGTTAATTCTTCCATTTAAATTAAATGAAAAAACAAAAGGTGGTTTATATTTAGGTCAAGAAACTTTAGAGAGACAACAAGTTGGATCTACTTGCGGTCTTGTATTAGCACAAGGTCCACATTGTTATGATAAAGAAAAATTTCCTGAAGGTCCTTGGTGCAAGGTCGGAGACTGGGTAGTCTTTGCACGTTATGCAGGATCTAGGATACAAATCGATGGTGGTGAGGTGAGGATACTCAACGATGATGAAGTACTCGCTACAATCGCAAACCCAGAAGATATATTTCATCAATACTAATCATAGAGGAGTAAAACTATGCAAGAAGAAAATAAAACAGTAGACATCGATACCTCTGGTCCAGCGGTAGATGTTGAACTGCCAGAAGAAAAGAAACAGGAAGTTGTTGAACAACCCGAAGAAAAAGTTGAACAATCTTCTGAAGACAAAACTTACGAAAACGAACGTGAAGTAAAAGTCGAAGAGGACAAAAAAGAAGATACGAAAGAAGATAAGAAAGAAGAAGAATTAGAAAAATATTCTGACTCTGTTCAGAAAAGAATATCTAAACTAACTCACAAGTGGAGAGAAGCGGAAAGACAAAGAGAAGAGGCTTTGACATACGCAGAGAAAATGATTTTGGCTAAAACAAGAGCCGAAGAAAAACTTTCAAAACTTGAACCAGGATATTTAGAATCTACTGAATCATCTATTAAATCAGGTGTTGAGGCAGCTCAGGCAAAACTTGCAGCGGCTAGAGACAATAACGATTTAGCAGCTGAAGCAGAAGCTTTAACTACAATATCTGAGTTAGGTTATAAAAAAGCTCAACTTGAACAAGCAAAAATTGCTCAAGAAGAGTACAACAAGAAAAAGGAATCAAAATCTGAAATTAATTTAGATAGAAGACAACAAGCAGCAAAAGGAACACCTGATCCAAAAGCAGAGGATTGGGCTTCTAAAAATGCATGGTTTGGACAAGATACAGCCATGACGTATACTGCCTTTGATCTTCATAAAAAGTTAACAGAAGAGGAAGGTTTTGATCCTGCAAGTGATGAATATTATTCGGAAATAGACAAGAGAATAAGACTTGAATTTCCGCATAAGTTTGATAAAAAAGAACCTACGGAAACGGCCAAGCCTGTACAGACAGTTGCATCTGCAAAAAGAAGTACGAAAACTGGTCGCAAAACTGTACGTCTCACGCCTTCACAGGTAGCAATTGCTAAAAAATTAGGTGTGCCACTTGAAGAATATGCAAAACAATTAAATATCACGAAGGAGGTATAAGCATATGGAAAATAAAAATGATAAGAGAACCTCTCGTGCGAGTCAAACTAGAGAAAAAACAGCTCAAAAAAAAGTTTGGTCTCCACCGTCATCTTTAGATGCACCACCTGCGCCTACAGGGTTTAGACATAGATGGGTAAGAGCCGAGAGCTTAGGCTTTCAAGACACTAAGAATGTCTCTGGAAGAATAAGATCAGGATACGAGTTAGTACGAGCAGACGAATATCCTGAGTCGGATTACCCCGTTGTAGAAGATGGGAAATACGCAGGTGTCATCGGAGTTGGGGGCCTAGTGCTGACTAGGGTGCCTGAAGAGATCGCAAACCAAAGATCAAGTTATTATGTTAAACAACATGGTGATAAGGTCGAAGCGGTTGACAACGATCTTATGAAGGAACAGCATCAGAGTATGCCAATCGATATCGATAGGCAGTCTCGTGTAACCTTCGGTGGCTCAAAGAAAAGTTAATTTTTTAACAATTCCTAACCATCCAAGGATAAATCAATAAATGTCTAAGGAGGACAACAACTATGGCTAATAAAGATAGCGCGTTCGGTCTAAGACCGATCGGAAAAGTTGGTCAGAATAAAGACAACCAAGGTTTATCCGAGTACAGCATTGCAGCTTCTGCAACAGCTATTTATCAAGGTGATCCAGTAGAAATTTTAGCTACTGGTACTATTGGTGTAGCGGCAGCAACCGATGCTCTATTAGGACCACTTAATGGGGTTTTCTTTACTCACGCTTCAACAAGCAAACCAACATTTGCGAACCATTTAGAAGCTTCTAATACAGCAACTGACATTGTCGGTTTTGTATCAGATGACCCTTATGAAAGGTTCGAAGTTCAATCATCTGGCGCAACTGCAGCAGCAGACGTCGGATTAAATGCTGACATTAGTTACACTGCGGGTAGCTCGCCAAACTACGTTTCAAAAGTAGAGTTAGATCATTCAGATCTTAAAACGGGCACTGCACAACTAAGAATAATTGGTATTTCGAAGGATCCAGATAATAACACTGCAGGCTCTGCAAATGTTAATTTGGTGACTATTATTAACGAACACCAATTAAAAGGCACAACAGGTATCTAATAAAGGAGAATAACTATGGCGATATCAAGAGGACAGCTAGTCAAAGAACTAGAGCCAGGTTTGAATGCTTTATTCGGCCTGGAATACAAACAGTACGAGAATCAACATGCAGAGATTTACACTACTGAATCATCAGACAGAGCGTTTGAAGAAGAAGTAATGTTATCTGGATTTGCTCAAGCACAAGTTAAACCTGAGGGTTCTGGAGTAACTTTTGACAATGCTCAAGAGACTTACACAGCTAGATACACTCACGAAACAGTGGCTTTAGCATTCTCGATTACTGAAGAAGCTATTGAAGATAATCTGTATGACAGATTAGCATCTAGATATACAAAAGCGTTAGCTAGATCAATGGCAAACACTAAACAAGTTAAAGCTGTAAGTCCATTAATCAATGGATTTAACGGTAATTTCACTAGTGGTGATGGAAGCAATTTATTTGCAACTTCACACGCTACAATTGCTGGAACAACATCCAACACTTTATCTACAGCAGCTGACTTGAACGAGACATCGTTGGAACAATCAATGATCGACATTGCTGCAATGACAGACGAAAGAGGTCTTAAAATTGCTGCAAGAGGAGTGAAAATGATTATTCCTTCTGCTCTTCAATTCACAGCTGAGAGATTAATGAAATCTCAAGGTAGAGTTGGAACAGCTGATAATGACATAAATGCGATTGCGTCTATGGGAATGTTACCTCAAGGTTATAGAGTTAACAATTTCTTAACTGACCCAGATGCGTTCTATATCATTACAGACGTGCCTAATGGTATGAAGTATTTCCAAAGAGCAGCAATTAAAACTGCTATGGAAGGTGACTTCGATACTGGTAACGTAAGATACAAAGCTAGAGAAAGATACTCTTTTGGAGTTTCTGACTTTAGAGGTATTTTTGCATCACCAGGTGCGTAATCTATAAAATTTGTGGCGGACATAGTTCCGCCACATTTTAAATATATAATAGAAAGATTATGAGAAAATTTTTAGTAAACATATACGCATATAAACATCACGCAAAATTTGAAGTTTTATCCCAAGACAATCCAAAAAGTTTGGAAAATGCTATCCTTGACAAGTTAGGAGAAAATGATATAACTTGGGAATATCTTGGAGAGATGAATGATCCCAAGGTAAATAGAATAACCTATGAGGAGGTTATAGATGGAGAACATGATGCAACATCTACAGGACCTTTACACGAAGAAAAAGGGTCTGGATCTCGAATGGGAGCAGGAGCATCTTAAAGAGGGTAGATATACTCTCAATATGGTTAAAATTGACAGAAAAGTCAGAGACGTAATTAGCCATATTAAAATGGCAGAAGCTAAAAAAGAGCATTTGCAAAATAAGATTGAAGAATCTGCGCCCCAAGTTTCAGTAGCTACTTAATAAAAAGCTACATCGTTGAATAAATTCAATTCACATTGCGGGACCTCTTGCACTCTTTTTAAATCTAGTATATAAAATAATCACTATACAATTAATCAGAACATAGACGCGTATAGTCGACGGCCTAGAGACTATGTTCGGAAATACTAGGAGGATAACACTATGGCAAACACTACGTTTCAAGGACCAGTAACATCCAAAAATGGATTTATTACTACAGGTCCAGCTAATGTTGTAGACGCTGATGCTAGTGTTGCATTAACAGTTGCTACTCACTCAGGTAGAATAGTACACAACGATGCAGCAGGCGCAGTGACTTACACATTACCAGCGACAAATGCAAATTCTGATTCTGCGGTTGCAGGACCAGGCGCTGATCTAAACAACCTATCTAATGTTGGTGCAAAATTTGAAATCTTTGCTTCTACTACGAAGTCTGGAAATCTAGTTGTACAAGTTGCAAATGCAACTGACGTTATGATTGGAAGTGCAACGTTTATTGATGATACATCTGATAACGTTGTTGGTTTTGAAACAGCTTCAACATCTGACACTATTACATTAAATGGTAGTGATCAAGGTGGTGTAACATTTGCAAAAATCGAATGCACAGTAATTGCTTCAGGTAAATGGAAAGTTGACGTGATTTCAGGTTGTACTGGAACACCAGCAACT